GGACGAAAAGAAAAAAGACACCACCGAGGACATTAAGGAATTACATTCCAGGATTACCACGACCGACAGGAATCTTGCTGATAAGATTGAACTGACGGAACGTAGAATCATGGAAGAAATTAAGAGCCTCCGTGCAGAAATAAAGGAACACAACAAGAAGGAAGATTCTGAATTGAAGAAGATTCTGGAATGGAAGTGGACCGCTGCAGGTGGTATTATTGTAATCGTATGGTTGCTTTCACACGTTAAATTTGATATAATCTCTAAATTGTTAAACTAATTCATTATTCGTCTTTGATTTTGTTATGTCTATTTACATTGATAGAACCTTCTTGCTGAGGGCATCAGCTAAACTGCCCAAATTCGCACAGAAAAAAACGGACCTCTATAACTTCCGTTGTCCTATCTGTGGCGATTCATCCAAGAACAAAGCCAAAGCACGTGGTTACGTGTATGCCAAAAAAGGCAACTATTTCTTTATGTGCCACAACTGTGGTGCATCTATGAACTTCTATAACTTCCTGGACAAAGTGGATCCTAGTCTACTCAAAGAATATGCGCTCGAAAGATTCAAAAACGGAGATGACTCTAAAAAGACAGTATCCAATACTAAGATTGGGGTCGTTAAGACAAGTGCTCCGGTTTTTAAGAAGAAACTCCCCTTACCGTCCGTGGCCTCGTTACCAGAAGAACATTATGCAAAGGTATATGTACAGAAGCGACAAATACCGGAATCTTATTGGTCGTCATTATATTATGCCGAAGATTACAAAAACTTTGTTGAAGTACAAATGGAGATTGAAAAGAACGGATTAATCGAGAAAGATCCTCGTTTGGTGATTCCGTTCTATGACGAAGAAAAGAATCTGGTAGCATTCCAAGGAAGAGCCTTGGCTGGTTCGAAACTAAGATACATAACTGTAAAGATGCATGATGATGGCATCAAACTATTTGGTCTAGATGTTGTTGATAAGGAAGAAGATGTGTATGTCACAGAAGGTCCTATTGATTCAATGTTTCTCAAAAACGCTGTGGCAACGGCTGACGCCAACCTGACCAACGCAGCAAAATACATTGACAAGTCTAAATTGATTCTTGTGTATGACAACGAACCACGAAATGTTGATATTTGTCGTCATATGGAAAAAGCAATTGAAGAACATTATCGTATTGTGATTTGGCCTGAAATGATTGATGAAAAGGATGTCAATGAAATGATTTTGAATGGTTATTCGTCCGAAGAACTACAAGATATCATTGAAAAGAATACTTTCCAGAATCTAAGTGCGAAATTGAATTTTATTAATTGGAAAAAGGTGTGAAATGAATGTTAGATTAATTAACTACTCCCAAGACCCTGAGGGTCGTAATCTCTTGGAACAGATTGCTTACTGTGCAAGGGTATCAAATCCTGGTAACCAGGACAACTCCGATACAGCCGAAAAACTGGTTAGATATCTGATTAAGCACCAACACTGGAGTCCATTGGAGATGGTTTCCGTGTGTTTGGAGATTGAGACTACACGTGATATCGCAAGACAAATTTTGCGCCACCGTTCCTTCTCATTCCAAGAGTTTAGTCAACGTTATGCTGTTGCTGACCTTGCGTTTGAACTGAAAGAGTGTCGTCTACAAGACACTAAGAATCGTCAGAACAGTATTGAATTGAATAGAACTGATGATGATGCACGCCGTTTGGCTTATCAGTGGGAAAACCACCAAAAGAACATTCAGATGATGTGTCAAGACACTTATAAGTGGGCACTTGAACATGGCATCGCTAAAGAACAAGCACGTGCCGTTTTACCTGAAGGTATGACTGGTTCACGCATGTACATGAATGGTACTTTGCGTTCATGGGTACATTATGCACAACTTCGTTGCGGTAATGGTACACAAAAAGAACACCGTGATGTTGCGTTTGCCTGTGTTGATGCTATCAAGCCTATTTTCCCAATGATTGAGGAGTTTGTTAATGTATAATGATGTAAAAACTTTTATTGAAGCTTGTGAGCAAGAAGTAAATGAGAAAAATGCGACACTATATAAGAATCTAATCCGTGAAGAATTTGATGAATTTATCAGGGATTATTTGGCGGGTGATGAAGTTGGCCAACTTGATGGATGTATGGATATGATTTGGGTCATTCTAGGTTATTGCCATATGAAAGGATTTGATGTTCAAGGTGCATGGAATGAAGTTGCACGTTCAAATCTAGCTAAGATTGACCCAGTGACAGGCAAAGTGAATAAACGAAGTGATGGTAAAGTACTGAAACCAGAAGGTTGGACGCCACCAGAACTAAAACCATTTGTAAAAAAATAATAATAAGGTAATATATGGAATATCTTGGAATAGAAATTGATTTAGAACGAGATAAGTTGTTTGATGAATTGGGTATCAAACGACTTAAAGAATCGTACATGAAAGAGGATGAAACAAGTCCTCAACACCGTTTTGCTTTCGTATCAAAAGCATTCAGTAGCAATCCTGAACATGCTCAGAGATTGTATGATTACTCTAGTAAACATTGGTTGTCCTATTCCACACCAATCTTATCATTTGGTCGTAGCAAGAGAGGCATGCCAATCTCTTGCTTCTTAAACTTTATTGAAGATACTGCGGAGGGTCTAGTTGACAATCTTTCTGAAACTAATTGGCTTTCTATGCTTGGTGGTGGTGTTGGTGTCGGTTTTGGTATCCGTTCGGCGGACGATAAATCGACTGGTGTTATGCCTCACCTCAAAATGTACGATGCATCTAGTTTGGCTTATCGCCAAGGACGTACTCGCCGTGGCTCTTATGCTGCTTACCTCGATATTAGTCATCCTGACATTATCACCTTCCTAGAAATGCGTAAACCAACTGGTGATCCAAACATGCGTTGTTTGAACCTTCACCACGGTATCAACATTCCAGACAAGTTCATGGAAATCATCGAACGTTGTATGTTGGACAAAGACGCAGATGATTCATGGGAGTTGATTGATCCAGCATCCAGTGAAGTGCGTGAAGTTGTATCAGCGAAGATGTTGTGGGAAAAGATTTTGGAACTCCGTATGCACACAGGTGAACCATATCTACATTTCATTGATACAAGTAATAGACACTTGCCTCCATTCCAAAAGAAACTTGGTTTGAAGGTACACCAATCTAATCTGTGTTCTGAAATCATCTTGGCAACTAACGAGAAACGTACTGCTGTGTGCTGTTTGTCTTCCAACAACCTAGAAACATATGATGAATGGAAAGACCATCCATTGTTCTTGCGTGATGTAGCTGAAATGTTGGACAATGTGTTACAATACTTTATTGATAATGCACCAGACACTATTGCACGTGCTAAGTTCTCGGCAATGAGAGAACGTTCTATTGGTGTTGGTGCCTTGGGTTTCCATGCATATTTGCAAAAGAAGAATGTTGCATTTGAATCTGCTATGGCAAAATCTATCAACAATTCAATCTTTAAAAATATCAGAAAGGGACTCGATGATGCTAATCAAGCTCTTGGCAAAGAACGGGGTGAAGCTCCGGATGCTGTTGGCACTGGTCAACGTTTTAGTCATCTTATGGCTATTGCTCCAAATGCTTCTTCGTCTATCATCTTGGGAAATACTTCTCCTAGTGTTGAACCTTGGCGTGCTAATGCATATCGTCAAGACACTCTATCAGGAGCATTTTTAAACAAGAACAAATATTTGGATAAGGTGATTATGAAACACTTGTCACCAAGTGGTGCACCATTGACACCAAAGGGTGAAGAAGAATATAATGATATCTGGTCATCAGTTATTGCTAATGATGGGTCTGTACAACATTTGAACTGGATGGACCAAGAAACCAAAGATGTATTCAAGACTTCTATGGAAATTGACCAACGTTGGGTGATTGAACATGCCGCTGACCGTCAACAATATATCGACCAAGCACAAAGTCTAAATGTGTTCTTCCGTCCAGATAGTCACATCAAATATATTCATGCTGTTCACTTTATGGCATGGAAAAAAGGTTTGAAAACGATGTACTACTGCCGCAGTGAGAAACTTGCCAAGGCAGATAAAGTATCTAAGAAGATTGAGCGTGAAGTGATTAAAGAAATTGATATGTCACAACTGGCTCAAGGTAATGATTGTATAGCTTGTGAAGGATAATAATATGAAAAGAGTTTTAAAATTTAGTGCTTCATGGTGTCAACCATGTAAGATGTTATCTAAGAATCTTGAATCAGTTAAGAGTAATGTACTGATTGAAGAAATTGATATTGATGAAAACCAAGAGACTGCAATTGATTATGGCGTTCGTGGTGTGCCAACAATGATTATGTTGGATGGCAACAACGAAATCAAACGCATGAGTGGTACAAAGTCTCTAAAAGAACTAGAGGACTGGTTAAATGACTAAAAAGACAAATACTAGAGTTACAGACGAACGCAGTAACTTTAAACCATTCAACTACCCATGGGCATATGATGCATGGTTGAAACACGAACAGTCGCATTGGCTGCATACAGAAGTGCCAATGTTGGAAGATGAAAAGGATTGGAAACGTAAGTTGACTCCAAGTGAGAAACAGTTTCTAACACACATCTTCCGTTTCTTCACTCAAGGTGACATTGATGTGGCTGGTGGTTATGTGAATAACTATCTTCCATATTTTCCGCAACCAGAAATTCGCATGATGTTGTTGGGTTTTGCTGCTCGTGAAGCATTACACGTTGCTGCATACAGTCATTTGATTGAAACTCTTGGTTTACCAGAAACAACATACAGTGAGTTTTTGGAATACCAAGAAATGAAGAATAAACACGATTATGTGTTGAACATCACAAGTCAAAACAGTACAAAAGAAAATACAGCACGCCACATTGCTGTGTTCTCCGCTTTTACTGAAGGTATGCAGTTGTTCTCCTCTTTCATTATGTTGTTAAACTTCCCTCGACATGGTAAGATGAAGGGTATGGGTCAAATCGTTACTTGGTCTATCGTTGATGAAACGATGCACGCCGAGAATATGATGAAAATGTTTAAGACCTATATAAACGAAAACCCTGAAATCTGGAACGATGAATTGAAGTCTAGCATTTATAGTATTGCGGAGAAGATGGTGGAACTAGAGGATAAGTTTATTGACTTGGCCTTTGGTTTGAATGAAATGGAAGGCTTAACAAAAGAAGATGTTAAGAAGTACATTCGTTACATTGCTGACCGCCGATTGATTGGTCTTGGTATGAAGGGTATTTTTAAAGTTAAACGCAATCCACTTCCATGGGTTGAAGAAATGATTAACGCTCCAACTCATACCAACTTCTTTGAGAATCGTGCAACAGATTATGCAAAAGGCGCACAACAAGGAACATGGGGTGATGTTTGGGCTCATTAAGGAGTCTTAAATGTCCAAATTAGTACAAGGCGAGTGCCTGAATTGTGAATCTAGTTTCGAAGTAGCTTATGTTGAACAATTAGTTTCAACTGAGCTACCAGAACATTGTCCGTTTTGTGGGGAAGTCATCGAAGATATTCAAGAAGAATATATAGAAGATGATGACTTAACGGATGATGATTTGAAATGGGATTAAACTGGAAATATAATAACGAAGATTTCACAGAAGAAGATATTGGTGATAATTATGGATTCGTCTATCTTATCACCAATTTAAAAACCAATAAGAAATATATTGGTAAGAAGTTTTTCTACAGCTCTAAGACAAAACAAGTAAAAGGCAAGAAGAAGAAGTTTAAGGTTTCTTCGGACTGGCAAACTTACTACGGTTCCAACGAGGAACTAAAAAAAGATGTTACAATACATGGCAAAGAGAACTTTGAACGAGAAATCCTACATTTGTGTCTAACTAAGGGCACCGCAGGATATCTTGAAGCCAAAGAACAATTTGTGCGAGGTGTATTGGAAAGTGATGACTATTACAATACCTGGATCATGGTAAGAGTAAGAGATTCACACATTAAAGGACTGTAATGTTAGAACAACTAAGGGATATTAAAGACTATGACGCTATCTTT